ATGATAGTTTTGCCAGCGCCAGTAGCAACTTCCTGTAGTGCTTGGGGATTTTCTAAAAAGTTATTGACTACTTCGACCTGATCGTCGCGCAGTCTTATAAGTTCTCCTTCGAACCTATGTCCTTTTGGCCAAACCTTGTCTCCCCAAAAATCTTCTGCGATCTTTTCAAAAGCAGACAATTGATATGTACGTAGATCTTCTATCTCAACATCATAATCTAGATCATCTAGTATTGGTAGGATTTCACTCAATTGATTGATATAGCCCGTACCGCCGACGCCAAAGAACGCAACGGTACCATCCCATCTACCTAATCGATAGCTGGGTTGATATCGGGCCCAAGGTACTTCAAATTTAAATCTGTTAGCCAGCTTTCTTCGTGCTTCTAAACTCAAACCTTCAAACTTGATATTAACTTCATCTTTAATGATTAACTTACAACTCTGCAATGTCATTACCTAAATTTGATACTTGATCTGTATAATACAACACTAATGGATGAGAGTCAACCATTTTCGCAGCAGTGTAGTGTGCGTAGTACCTAGTCGAACAGATTAATAGTTTTGGTTTAAAGGGTATTTTAAATAGCAGCTTAGGTATCTTTTGCTTTACGAATACGACTTTAGTATTATCGTCGACTAGATTGTTGAGTTGCTTTGATTTGATAAAGTTATTTAAATCCTTGTTATTAGTGCTCCTAAAAAGCACACTCATCTGTTTAGCATCTATGCCTTGATTTGTTAGATCAATAAACCAATTTTCTAAACCATTGAGGTTATTGTCTTCTAACATGATCACTATAGGCCAGCAGTGTAGTTCTTTCATTGAACCGACAACATTTGATATACTGTGCTTTTTATTAGACAAAAAGAATTTGTTCTTGTTAGATTTAAATATAGATTTAGTGAGACTGCTGATATCTTCTTGATCAAGCTTTTCTTTTACTATACTGCTGAATTCTAATCCCAAAGTCTTTGCTAGGAACAGATCAGCTACTAATTCTAAACGTCTGTTAGAGTTATAGTAATCTAAGATAACTTGATTTGTATTTTTCAAATATAATGCGTTATCAAAATCAATCAGAGGTACATAAGATTCTGCATCAGACTTGATCTTTTTAATTTCCTGATACCAGCCCATTATCTTTTCATCTACGACGAATCCGTAAGTTTGGAAACTAGAGACTAACTCATAGATATTTTTCGTAGTCAAAGGAACTGTGTAAGATTTATCCTTTTTACTAAATTCAACATATCTACTGCCCACGACAGAATTTATTAGATTGTTAAGTTTATTGTTGAAAGGATATTTTATTCCTATAACATTATCGCTATAGAGAAATATCTTCTTAGTAGTATCTAGCACCCTAAACTTATATTTGAAAGCGGGAAGATCTAGAAACAAAGCTAGATTAGGTATAGTTAAATTAAAAAAGTTTTCTTTTAAAACTTTTATTAATAGATTAGCTTGACCTTCAGTTAGATAGGTACCGTTTTTTAATTGGCGAGCGATGTTTTTTATTAGATTTGCATCCTTGACGGGCAATCTAGAAATCTGTCGATCGTCATCAGCAATACTGGCTACTAAATCTTCTATAAACATCATAGACTCGCATCTTCCATACCTGCTACACGTAATTTGATTACGTTGCTTAATTGCCATTGTTTGATATCTAATGCTTTGATTATTCCTAACCATTTATTACGTAACAACGCAAATTCGTTTATGATCTTTTCATAATCAACTACATCGCTTTCGCCGTCTACGTATTTCTCAACATCTCTACTGGACAGAGCACGTTGGTAATTCTCTAGATATTTCTTAAAGAATTGGCTGCGTAAACGGCGAAGCTCGATGTTAAGGTATTCTAGTATAGCCTCTATCTCTTGTAATTGATTATATCGATGCTCAACGATTCCGGGCATATTTGCGGAAGCCTTTTCGATATTTCCAACTATCTTAACTTCTTTCTTAGCATCTAGTAGTTCTCGTTCAAAGAAATCTATAGCCAGAGGAATGTTAGTGATGTCTTGGCTTACTTTAGTATACCATGTCATTGATTACTCGTCATCATATCCGTAGTCGTCTTCGTCGTCCTCAGTTCCGAGTATTTCTTTTAAAGCTTCGTCTAGATCGTCATCATGGCCCATCATACTAACTAAAGTATTTTCCTTGATGCCATTCTCACTAAGTAGATCTGCAAACTTAGCAGCAAATATGCTAGTCTGTTTCTTATCTCCATACTCGCGCATTAGATCCCAGATCTCTAAAAATAGTGCTTCGTTCATCCCAGTATTTCTCCTGTTTCGTGGTCAACCAACAGAACATTATCAGGTAACTCTGCTGGCTTCTTATGTATATAGTCTTCCATTACCATATTCAACAATTCGCCAGTCCACTGCTTGCGATATTCTAAAAATTCCTTGCCTTTAGAATCAACATACTTCAGTCGGTTGCCCTGCTGTGTGATAACGCCCTTCTTCTCGAAGAGTTCGAGCAAACCACTATAGGGATTCATACCAGTCTCATAAGGAATCTTGATCTGTAGTGTTTCAAAAGGTTTGCTATAACGAGTCTTCATGATCTTACAGCTAGCACGGATACCGTTAACTTCGCTAACCTTATTACCATCTTCATCTTCCTTGAGCTTTAGCTTCTTCATAGCTACTACGATAGAACTAGCATAAACAAAGCCCTGGCCACCGCTAATCTTATCGTCAGGGTCAAACATATCCTGTGAAGCATACGTGTGATTAGTACACACCATACCTACGTTGTAGGATCCAAACATATTAACGCAGTTACGCACGAGTGCTGTCAGTGCCTTAGGCTTACGGCCCATATCGCCCTTTAGATCACCCGCTTCAAACTGATTGATATCAGTCGGAGTAAGTAGCATACCTAGACTATCTAATACAAACAATACCTTAGGACGTTCACCATCGGCCATCGTCTTGTATTCTTTCATAAACTCATGGATAGTCTTAGCAACATCGTCGATCATTGCCATATTAAGCTTTAGAAGTTTTTCTGGACTAGTATCAACTCCTAGAGCGTGTAACCACTTCTCATCTAATGCGTTTTCACTATCAATAAGCACTACGAAGATATCTTGCTCCTGTGCATACTTGACGATATTTCCACTACAGATGTAGCTTTTGCCTGCACCTGATTCTCCTGCAAACACAGTGACTTTACCAAGAGGAATGCCTCTATTGAAGTCGCCGCTAATGAGATAGTTTAGTGCGTAATTACCTGTGCTGATCCAATCAGTAGGATCATTAAACCCAACACCGAGACCATCGATACTCTTGGTCAAAGTCTTTCTAAATTTACTAACATCAAAAATTTTAGCCATAAGGATTCTCCATAATGAAAAGATAGTGGGGGACTTGCCCCCACTCTTTTTTTTATCTTACTTAGATTGTCTTGAACGGATCATTGCAAGGATATCTGAGGACTTGCTATCTCCACCGGAAGGCTTAGAAACAGTCTCTGTCTTTGCAGGTGTTGTATCAAAAGGCACATCGTCATCTTCAGCAACGGCAGCAGTAACCTTAGCAGCAGTGCGTGTGTTCGGATCACCAGTTGCCTGGCTCATACCAGCTGCGCGGTAATACTGTCCCCAACGCTCTGCATCATATGCTTCACCATCAACTGATGCTTCAAACATCTCCTTGATAACCTTTAGCTCAACATCAGTTGGCTTCTTGGGGAGATAATCCTTTAGATTAAACAGTCCGTGTGCATTGATAGACTTAACATCACTATCACTGATAGCACGTTCACGACGACCCCACTTTGAAGTAGAATAGTCAGCATATCCGCCCTTGCTAGTCTTAGCGATACGGAAGTCTAAACCGTGTACATAGTCAGTTGGTAGATCTTCGATCTCAGGATCGAGGAGTGCAGAACGTACGATCTGGAAGATCTGAGGACCGATGATAAACCTACGGATAGGATTCTCTGGTGTGTTCTCTTCCTTGATAGGATCTTCAACTACTAGTCCTTGGAATAGATAGCTCTTCTTCTTCCAATACTTACGGCCCATATCTTCTAGGCTCTTGTCTTTAAACCATCCACGCACTTCGCTAAGGATTGGGCAAGTCTCACCCCACATTTCTACGCAAGGTACCTGTACCTGTGTAGGACGGCTATCCGTCTCACCCTTAACGCCATTGAATGGAAGCTTAATCATAGCACGCTCAACCCAGAAAAATGTGTTGCTTGCGTCGCCATCTGGGAGGAATCTAACTACTGATTCCTGGCCTTCTTTCAAGTTCCAGAAAGGATAAATTCCGTTATCCCCACCGCCTTGATTGCCCGAACTACGGGTCTCTTGTTCTTTTAACTTTGCGCGAATTTCTGCTAGTGATGCCATGTGCCTATCTCCTTGTTGTTGTGCCTGTGGCTAGTTTGTTTGTGCCTAATAAAAAACTGCACTATATTACTATAGCGCAGTTTTATTTATCTGTCAATGAATATTTTTTAGAAGTTTTGGATTGGTGCCAATCCTGCTAGCTGCTTCATACGCATCATATCAGTGTTTGGAGCAACTCCGTGTGCGGCACCTTCTTGTTTTAGAGCCTCTATTGATTCTCTAGCTATTGGTTCTGCTTCATCACCAAATTCTTTTACTGCGCTAATAACTACGCCTTCTTCGCCTCTTGGAAATGAATTTTCATCTGCATTATAAAGTGATTTAACAAATTCAACTACGTCCTGTGGATCGCCTGTCTTTTCTGCTTTGTCGGGCCTTGGCTTTACCATGTCCTCTTCGTCTGTTTCTTGATCATCACTGTCGTCATCGTCACTATCGTCGCTATCGTCATCATCGCTTTCGCCTATAGCTGCCTTTAGTCCTTTGATAAATTCGATCATAGGGTCCACTGAATCAACATATGATCTATTTTGGTTTTCAGCTGTTTCACTTAGTATTATCTCTAGGTCTTGATAAGCTAGGGATTCGTTAGTAAACAATCCTACATACTTTTGCTTTGCAACAATGGCTCTGTAGATCTGTACCATCTTCTTCTTTTCTTCTGGTCCCATACGATTATATTCATCGCTAGCCATAAGCATAAGATTGCTAAGTTCGTCATTGTTTTTAATGTGCTTGCCTAGGTGTTCTATAGCTATGCTATTCTTTTCAGGTCCTTGTGCATCTGCTGTCTCTAGGCGCTTTTGTAATATTCCCATACGGGCTGTTGCTTTTTCTAATGCCCATTTAATTTGATTGTCTCGTGGATTCTCTTGTGCTTTAGCTTCTAGCTGTTGTATCTGCCTCTGTGTAATAGCCACTGCTTTTGCAATGAAATCTTTGCTATAGGGTTCTACTTCAATATATGGAGAATTTTGAACTGCTTGTTCTAATTTTGATAATAG